AAGGGGGAACTTTGGTGGTATCAATCATCAAAATTTGACGAAGAAGGCAACCTGATCGGCCCCAATCCAGATGACATACCCCTCTACACCGCACCACCAAAGCGTGAATGGGTTGGTCTGACTGATGAGGACATGGAAGCACTTTTCTTGAATGAGGACGGTGTGAGGTTTGCCCGATACATCGAAGCCAAGCTAAAGGAGAAAAACGCATGACGGACGAAGACCTGTTGAGGTATGCCGCAAAAGCGGCGGGGTATGTTGAGCCAACCATGTATAGGCCGAAGACGAACTGTCTTTTGTGGGTCGGGAAGGAGTCCGGCGCGTCCATATGGAGTCCATTCCGCGACGACAAAGATGCTTTTCGCTTGATGGTCGATTTAGACATCGGCGTTCATCACGGCTGGACATTTGCCGATGAGAAGGTGCCGTATGCAAATGTATGCGCCCAGCATATCCCGTCAATGATTGAGGTCGGGGAGATAAAGGGCGATGACCCAAAAGCCGCAACTCGCCGCGCCATCGTCAGAGCCGCCGCTGAGATTGGCAAACTGAAGGATAAGAACCATGAACAGCCATGAGGTTCTTGCGCTTGCCAAGAAGGCTGGGGTAATGATCTCGGGTCGTCCAGAATTTGAGGAGTCGGTTAAGCAGTTTGGCAAGCTGATCATCAAGCGTGTAGCGCCAAGGCCGTTAACGCCAACGCAGCTTGCATACCTTGAGGCACTTAAGGATTGGAAGTCGCTGCAAGACTTGGCCGACGAGTTCAATTGCACTCCGCAAAACGCCCTGAAGATGATAAGGGCGCTCGAGGGAAGGGGGCTGATCAGCAAGACCTCGCTGTTCAAACGGCGCCTGGATCGCGGGGCCTGGGCCTACTACTACCGAAAGAATTAAATGAGCGATAAGAACATATGGACGCGCAGGTATGAGATCGACAAGGCGCGACAGGAAAAGATGAAAGAGGTCATGGCCGAGTACGACCGGAAGGTCTACAACCCAGCAAGGAGGCAATTGGTCGAGGACTGCGAAAAGGAAGGACATACCCAGGGAAAGTTCCACGACAACGGATGGGGCTGGACATGGTGGTGGTGCGGCAAGTGCGGGGCATCGTTCAACAAGGAAAGATCATGAAATCAGACACGACAACGCTCGTTTTGGGCGGCGCTTTATTCGGATTGGTGTATGCGGTGCTTGCCTGGGCGATGCTATGAAGCATGTAGCAGGCATTTGCGAATGGCGAGATCCGGAAGAAGACCCGCCCCCGCTTGGCTCGAAGATGCTGCTGCTTAACCCGGCGGGCGTTGCCTGCATCGGAACCTGGAGCCGAGTATTTATCGCTTGGGCGCCGTTGCCCAAGATTCCACCGAACGTCAAACAAAAACTGGAGAATAGTTATGAGAACCTGGGCCAATACACCCGCAATGCGTGACGCCTATCGAGAATGGTACGAGAGCACCGGCATCAAGGACCAAACGCTTGCGAACTGCTGGCAGGCAGCCTGGAATGCGGCACTCAAAAAGCGCGTGGCCAGTAAGCAGCAGGACCTCTTCGGCGTGTCTTCCTTGGCCTTTGCGAGGTCGACCGATCCAGACACCAGCCAGGACGCTGCCAAGTCCTTTGATCCGACAGCCTTGGAAGCGAAGGTCCTCGAGGTTATCCAGTCTTACGGTCAAAACGGCTGCATCAAGGACCAGATCCTTAAGCACTTCCCTGCTGATGCTGCTCCGACCGTTACGCCGCGCTTAGCGCCGCTTATGCGCAAGGGTTGGATTGAAGACACTGGAGATCGCAGGAAGGGCAACAGCGGCCGCAATCAGCGTGTACACAGGGCTATTCGATGACCAACAACGAGAAGCAGTGGCTCAACGACCTATCGGAGATCGGCTGCATCCTTTGCGCTCACCTGGGTACACCAGGGACCCCGGCCGAGATCCATCACCCTCGATCGGGGGTTGGCATGGGCAAGAAGGCTACGCACTTCGAGGCCATCCCTTTGTGCCCGGAGCACCATAGGGGAAAGACGGGCGTACACGGCCTGGGAACCAAGGGATTCCCCAAGCATTACGGGATTACGGAGCAGGACTTGCAGGCCAAGGCAGCGCTGATGGTCGGCACTCTTCGGGCGCAACGTACCGTTCGTCGGCTGGATAAAGAAAATAAGCCAGGAGGATAAAAAACTGTGCTGTAATCCTATCCACAGCAAGTCGCTGTGAGAAACAGGAGAAACCAAATGCAAACAGCAAGCCTTGTAAACAGCCTCTACAGCCGCATGACAGTCGGTGAGCCAGCGCCCTACGTTGGTATGCCAGCAACCTTGCTTTCCTGGACCGATCGCAACCCCTGCACGGTTGTCGAGGTCAATATGGCCAAGCGCTACATTGTCGTGCAGGACGACGATTACAAGCGCGTTGACTCCAACGGCATGAGCGAGTCGCAGCAATACGAGTACACACAAAACCCCGACAACTGCAAGCGGATCTTCCGCAAGATGAAGAACGGACAGTGGGCCCAGCACTTCATAAACCCCGAGACCAATCGCCTCGTTAAGTCGGAAGGCTGCGGCCTTCGCCTCGGTGAGCGCGAGAAGTACCACGACTTTTCGTTCTGACTGCCATGATGATCTACTGCGACTACATTGCCGCGCTCGTTCTGGAGTCCCTGGAAAGGGACCCAAACGGGCTCATGAAGGACCCTTCCGGTATCGAGTTGGACCTTACGCCGGAGGGTGCATACCTAAGTTCTAAGAAGATCGTCCGCGTCCAGGGTGAGAATGGCCGCAAGTACAAAATCACCGTGGAGATCGACGATGGACGATAAAAGACTGCGCCTTCTAGCTTCGGAAGCAGGCCTTAAAGACACGATCGAGGACGTGGCATACATCGCCTACCTGAAGGATCTCGATCGGTTTGCAAACCTGCTGCTGAGCATGGAAAGGGACTCGGTATGCAGGATTATCGACACGGCGCAGATCCCGAAAACGGAAGCCGAGCGGATTAAAAAAATGATCAAGGAGCGCATATGAACGACCCGACCGAGCTTTATAACGCCGTCCGCGAGATGGTGAAGGACCCAAGTCTTACGACCAGGGAAATAGCCGAGAAGACCGGCTATAAGCAGCAGTATGTCAGCCAGCTACGCAGGCGGCACAAAGACAACGAGGCGTGGAAAGCGGCTCGAGAAAGAAAGCAGCGGGAAGAATGGCAAAAAGAGCAGGACAGGATCAAAGGCCTGATCGCTGAGGCGGTGGCCAAGGAGCGCGAGGCCTGCGCAAGGCTATGTGATATTGCGGTCGAAAACTTCACCAGCATATCGCTGCAAGTCGACGACCATGACGGGATCGTTATGGAACACGCGAACACTTGTAATCACTTGGCCACAGCTATTCGAGCAAGGGGTCAAGCATGAGCGGCGACCACAACGCGCACCAAAAGCCAAAGTCGTACCTGGAGAGCACGGGTCTGATGGGCAAGCTCGAGGCGGACGATGCTCAGACCTGGGCCGCGGTTGCGATGATTGTCAACCGGGAGAAAGTGGCCAAGTGGATGATCAGCCGCGGATATGCGACCGGCCATGGCGACACAATCGAGGACCTGCTGAAAGAGTTAGATTGGCAGATTGAAGAACGCATTAGAAACGCGAGGGGAAAATAAATGGAAGGCATGCTCGGATTCGCATTTACAGCCTGGGTAATCCTGGCTTGGTTAACGCACGTCATTGTCTCAATCCAGGGCGCCAAGTGGCTGCTGTTGATTGCTGGGGCGATTGTATTCCCGGTGGGCTGCGTCCACGGCACAGGCATTTGGTTCGGGGTGTTTTGATGGACCGCGAAGAAATAATCCGCATGGCGCGGGAGGCTGCGTTCTCTGAACCAGCACACCCATTCATTACTTGGGGCGCAAGCGACGAACAGCTTGAACGCTTCGCTGCCCTTGTCGCCGCCCATGAGCGTGAAGAGTGCGCGAAGGTGTGTGACAAATGGGAAGAAGCCTTAGGGAAGTATTACGCCAAGGGTTTAACAGAGCTATGCGCATCAGCCATACGAGCAAGGGGGCGGGCATGATCTGCCCTTACTGCCGAACCCCAAAGGGTCAGGGGTACAAGACCAAGATCCTCGAGACCCGAACATTCTGGAACCCCGAAAGGCATTATTACTTCGTAGAGCGCCGCCACAAATGCAAGCAGTGCGAAGAGGAATTCTGGACCGAAGAGCGATCACCCAAAGTAAAGGAGCAAACATGAACCAAGATCTTAAAAAGCAAATCATCAAAGACCTGGAGAGCAAGCGCATCAAGGGCAAGCAGTACGCCTTCGACGTAGATAAGCTAACCGCATATGTCCAGCAGCTACTCGACGAGGAGCGGGAAGTCTGCGCAACCCTGGCCGAGCCGGTGGGCATGTTCGGCGTGTCGGACCTTATCAGGATGAGGATGTACAAACAGCCCGAAGCGGGAGTACAATAGGGGCGTTTTCTGTGTGTCTCCTGGTTGTGGGTCCTTCCCCTCACGACGTTACCCCCTTCCACAGGGGGTTTTTTTCGTGTATCCTAAAGGTAAGTGCTTGATTTTTGAAGGAAAATCAGAATGCCAGCAGGAAGACCGACCGACTACGATCCCAAATATTGTGAACTGGTTATTGAGATGGGCCGCCAAGGTAAGAGCAAGGCCCAGATCGCCGCGACCATAGGGGTGACGAGGAAGACTATGTGGACTTGGTGCTCCGTCCACGAAGAATTTCTAAACGCCATAGAGTATGCAGAGGAACTAGCCCTCCAATGGTGGGAGGACATAGCCCAGGATCACTTGAAGCAGACCAAGGATGGCGTGACCCTGAACACCTCGCTCTGGTCCCGCTCGATGGCCGCAAGATTCCCCAAGGACTACACCGACCGGACTAAGCACGAGATCACCGGCAAGGATGAAGGCCCCGTACAAGTGGACATGGTGATGGACGTCGCACAATCCCTGATCGATGAATTGACCGGCATCCGCCAGAATGCTGACAGCAAGTCAAAGCAAGCGGATTGAAGCCAAGCTTGCCCTGCACCAGGAGGCGCTGAAGAAGCTACCCCCGGAAGCAGCGGCAGCCTTCAGAGCCCGGATGAAATGGCTCATGAGGGCGCACAAGCACCAGATCCCGCCCAAGGGCAATTGGTGGACGGTATGGCTCTTACTCGCGGGTAGGGGCGCAGGAAAGACCAGGACAGCCGCCGAGGACGTTTGGCATACAGCCTGGACGACGCCCAACATTCGCATCTTGATCTCGGGCCCGACCTCGGCCGACATCCGCGACACGATGATTGAGGGCGAGTCAGGCCTGCTTAACTGTATGCCGGAGGAGATCCGGGTCAAGTACACCAGGAGCCTGCACGAGATCGTCCTTACGAACGGCTCACTGATCAAGGGCATACCGGCCTCGGAGCCTGAGCGCTTCCGGGGTCCGCAATGGCACCATGCTTGGTGCGACGAGTTGGCAGCCTGGGAATACCTCGATGCAGCCTGGGACCAGATCATGTTCTCGGTCCGCCTGGGTGATAAGCCGCGGATCGTCGTAACCACTACGCCCAAGCCCAAGCCGCTGATCATCGACCTGCTGAACCGAGACGGCGAGGACGTCGTTGTCACGCAGGCTTCGACCTACGACAACCTTGCCAACCTTGCCGGGACGTTCAAGCAGCAGATCTTGCAGTACGAGGGCACTTCCCTGGGCCGCCAGGAGATCCACGCCGAGATCATCGACCCTGAAGAGGCTGGGATCATCAAACGCGCCTGGATCAAGCTATGGCCTTCGGAGAAGCCCTTCCCGCGCTTTGAGTTCGTGGTCCAGTCCTACGACGGCGCTTATACCGAAAAGACCATCAACGACCCCTCGGCCTGTAGCGTATGGGGGATCTTCAAGCCCAGCGAAGACAAAGGCTTTTGCGCCATGCTGATCGATTGCTGGGAAGAGCGCTTGCAATATCCTGACCTGAAGGAGAAGGTAATTGAAGACTTCGGCACGGTTTATGGCGACCCCAATGAATTCGGACAGGGCAAGAAGACTGACATGGTTCTGGTTGAAGACAAGTCCTCCGGCATCTCCCTCCTCCAGGACCTGGGGCGTGCCCACATACCCTGTCGGTCATACAATCCCGGCGGAGCGGACAAGGTCCAACGGGTCAACCTGATCGCCCCGCTGATCAAGGCCGGACGGGTGTATATTCCGGAGAGCACGAAGAACGAAGGCCACCCTCGATCTTGGGCTGAGCCCCTCGTCAATCAGCTTTGCGCCTTCCCTGAGGTCAGGCATGACGACCTCGTGGATACAACGTCCCAAGCCCTGCGCGTGCTGCGAGACATGGGATGGCTTGTCATTGATCCTCCGCCGCCGGATAATGACGACCAATACCCCGAGGACCGGCCTCGGCGGGTCAA